GAAGAACAAAGAGATGAATTAAGAGCTAGAGCAAAATTAACAGCTAATTCACAATTAGAACATTATGTAAATGGTAGATTAGGGTTGATTATTGATGCTACAGGTAGAGATTATGATGTTATTTCAAGACAATATAAGATGTTGACAGAACTAGGATATGATTGTTATATGTTATTTGTCAATACAAGTCTAGGAGTTGCATTAGAAAGACAAAAAAAGAGAGAAAGAGCAGTTCCAGAGTATATTGTAAAAAAATCTTGGAAAGGTGTTCAAGAAAATATAGGAAAGTTTCAAAGTTTATTCAAAAGAAGTAATTTTTTGATTATTGATAACAATGTAAGTGCTAATGAAACAACAACCGTAGTGTTGAGGAAACTATATAATCACACATCAAGACTGATTAATGCACCTGTTCATAGTTATATTGCAAAAAGTTGGATAGAACAACAAAGATTATTAAGAAATAGATTATTATAATATAATTTATATAAATAATAGTATAATTAGGAGATAAAAACATATGTTAAAATGGCTTTTAATTGGCGCTTTTATCGGTTGGAATTTACCACAACCATCTTGGGCAAAATGGCTCGAGGCTAAAGTAGTTTGGGCTTGGAATGGCCTATTCGGCTGGGTTTGGACAATCAAAACTGATAAAAAGGACAAATAATTTAGAGAAATAATATGATTTCTATATTAGGAAGTATATTAGGCTTCGGCACATCATTTTTACCGAAAGTTTTAAAGTCGGTAGATGATAAAGCTGAACGAAAACACGAACTTGAACTTATAAAGTTACAAGCAGAGTTAAGAAGTCAAGGGCTATTAGTGGAAGCTTCAAAAGCTGAATCTGATGCCGAAGCCCAAGTTGCAGTAGCAGAAGCTACAGCAGCCTACGACCACGACAAAGCATTAGATGGTGGTAGTTTTGTAAATAAACTACGAGCATCCGTTAGACCTGTTTTGACTTATACATTTTTTAGTTTATTCCTTATCATTAAAATAACTGCCTTGATTATCTCATTAAATGATGGTGCAAATGCAGCTACGGCAATTAATAATTTGTGGGACATTGAAACACAAGCATTATTTGCAGCTATAGTATCATTTTGGTTCGGTAATCGTGCTGTATCACATTTTTATAAAAAAGATAAAGAAAAACCAATACTTACAGTAAAAAGTGTAAAGTAAAAATACAAAAAGGGTAAAATGAAAAGACTATTAATGGTCATTTCATTATGCTTAGTAATGTGTAAGGCGACGGCGGCAGATACAAATACACAAACAAACACATCTGGTTCAAATACAAATATTACAGGTGGTTATGAAAGCACTACTGAAAACACTTATAGTGGTGCTCATACTGAAACCTCTACAACTGAATCAACCAGCACAACTACAAACAAATCAGGCATTCCTGTAGGAACAGCATCTGCTCCAAGTTTTAGTGCTTATTCACAAGACTTGTGTGTTGCAGGTATTTCTGGAGGATTACAAACTATGGATATGGGTATATCAATAGGAAAACATTATAGAGATGAAAATTGTGAAAGAATAAAATTATCAAAAGTATTACACGATTTTGGTATGAAAGTTGCATCCGTAAGTTTATTATGTCAAGACCATAGAGTTTTTATTGCTATGAACGAAGCAGGAACTCCTTGTCCTTTTGAAGGAAAAATAGGAAATAATGCAAAACAACAATGGGAAAAATATGGTAAATTAAGACCTGACTATAAACATTATGTTTCAAGATTAGAAGAAATAGAAGAAGTAAATAAAATAGTTGTTGCAGAAAATAAAAAGAAAGTAAAGAATAAAGAAAAAGAAGATTTAAAAAAATATAAACAAAAATTAAAAGAAGTTGATAAAAAACAAAAAGTGAAAGAAAAAGAACTTGAACTTGATAGATTAAAATTGGATAAAGAAATTGAAGAAATGAATACTAGACAAAAGAGTGTAGATGAATTACATAATGAAAAGTTAAGACAAACTAACCAAAGAATACAAAATCAAAATGATACAATAATTGTTGAGGAAGAAAATCATTCAACAGTAGTACCAACACAGGAAATAAATGAACAAGTTAAAGAAATTTCTACTCACAACTACAATCCTACTATCGGTTGGTAATTATTGTATTGCAGAAGATGTAGTTACAGGAAATATCCTTCCTAATGCTGGCAATAATGTAAGTAATTTAAATAGTGGTTCAGCACCAATAATAAGTGATGACACATCACTTAATAATTTAACTCAAAATGAAGTTTTAGATGGTTTTACAGTAACCTGTGATGTCGCACCTGGTGGTATTTGTGGAAAGTTTTGGGGTGGTTCAAATGCAAAAGATTTAGAAACTGCTCACGATTTACAAATTAAAGCATCAGGAACTTTAGTAGGAATAGAAGGCACAGGACAAACATCTAGTGATACAATTACATCAACTCAAGCTAAATTAGACCAAGGTGTTACATTAAACAGCACTATTGATATGCAAAATTGTGAATGGTCAGGTTCAAGTTGGGCCTGTGGTGGTGCTGTTGGTGCAGCTGACCCTTATACAACTACCGTAAAAATTTTAAATAGTGATGGAACAGTATTATCAACTGTAACACAGGAAAGAACTACTGATGCTGGTTATAATGCAAATTCAAGAACATTTACAGATGAAGTAATTTATACAGGCACAGGTTCAAACAAGTATGAATGGTATTGGAAAGGTGAGGATGGTGCAGGTAGCACAGCAAACAATTACAATATAAGAGGTCCTAATTTATTGGGTGCTAAATTAACAATGAAATTTAATTCAGAAGATTTAGTAGTTTTAGATGAAGAAACAACAACAACAATAGAGGAAGTTTCAACTAATGTTACAACAGCAGTAGAAAATTCAGGAATTAATACTGAAGAAATTACAATAGAAGCAGTAGAAATAAATACAGAAACAAAAGAAGTTGTGGTAACAGTTAAAACAGAAGAAATTGCATTAGAAGCAACTACAACAGAAGCTAAAATAGAGGAACAAGAAAATTTGGAAGAAGCGATAGAGATTGCTTCTACTGAAGAATTAGTTACAATGTCAACAGAAAATCCAAATGTTGAGGAAGAAGTAATTGAAACAGAAACTCCTACTTTTGAGGAAGAAGAATTTGTAATGGAGGAAGAAGTATATGAAGAAGAAACTCCTACTTTTGAGGAAGAAACTTCTACTTTTGAAGAAGAGGAAATTGTAGAACAAGAGGAAGAAGTATTTGAGGAAGAAGAAGTTGTAAATACAGAACCAGAACCTTCAACAGAACCAGAAACAGAAGTTACAGAGGAAGAAACTTCTACTTATGAAGAAGAAACTAGTGAACCAGAAACAGAACCTAATACTGAAACAGAAACAGAAGAAACAGAAACAGCATCCACAGAAACAGAAGAAACAGAAACAGCTGCAAATGAAGAAACAACTACAACCGAGGAAGAAGAAACTGAAACAGCATCCACAGAGGAAGAAACTCAGGAAGAAGAAACTGAAACAGCTGCAACCGAGGAAGAACAAGAAGAAGAAACTGAAACTGCTTCAAATGAGGAAGAAACTGAAGAAGAAGAAACAGCTGCAACCGAAGAAGAAGAATCTGAAGAAGAAACTGCTTCAAGTGAGGAAGAAGAATCTGAAGAAACTGAAGTTGCTGAGGAAGAAGAATCCGAAGAAACTGAAGTTGCTGAAGGAGAAGAAGAAAGTGCTGATACTGATGTTAAAGTTGCAAAACTTGAAGATAAAGAATCAGTAGAAAAAGAAGTTGAAAAATCTGCTAAACAAATAGAAACAGAATTCTTTAAAGACCAACCAAAATTAACAGCAGAATATAGAACTGTTTTAGTAGATAGTAGAGAAATATATTCAGAAGTTCCTAAAAACTTTTTCACTCAAGCAAATTTAGATTCATATACTGTAACTGCTTATGATGGTAATAATTTAAATGATTACTCACAACAAAATGATAAGTTAGTGAATATGCAATCCAATATTTTAAACTAATAAATATACATAACAAGGAGATAACCCTATGGCAAAATTCGATTTAAAAGACAATTTATTAACATATGCCGCTGTATTAGCTGCTGTTGGTGGTATAGGTGCAGGTTTTGTAAAGTATGGCGAACTTACTACTGCTATTCAAAAACTTGAAGAAAATCAAGTAGGTGGTAAACAATTAGTAACTTTAACAAAATCTATTGAAAACAAAGCAGATAAAACTTATGTAGATGGCGGTCATTCTTCATTATTAAAGAAATTTGATAAATGGCACGAAGGAAAAGAAAAGACTGTAAAAGAACTCAATAAAAAAATACAAAAAAATGATAAAGCAGTTTCAATCAATGCTAAAAGTATTGAAGTTTTGAATGCCAAAATAGAAGAAATTGAAGAAAGGGATGCAAATCCTTTATTAGATTAAATGGCAACAACACAAAAAACAATAGTAAACCTTACAATAGACCAAGGTGCTACATTCAGTAAAACACTTACGGTTACTACTGATGGAACAACTACCTATAATATTTCAGGTTTAACTTTACAAGCACAATTAAGAAAATCTTACGATAGCTCAAGTGCAAGTGCCACATTTACTTGCACAATCGTGGATGGTGCTGTTGGCTCATATAAACTTGTTTTAAGTGCTGCTGATACAACTGCTTTGGCTGCAGGAAGATACATTTATGATGTCGAACTTATTCTTGCAGATTCAACTTATGATAAAGTCCATGCAGGTCAGGCAACTGTTTTGCCAGAGGCAACGAAAATATAATGGCAAATGGAGGAAATGGCGAAACAAGAAAAACTGTAGCACAAGTCGCCAAAGAAGTTATTCAACATAAAACTGAGCTTGAATTAGTAAAAAAAGATATTAAATTAATGTCGGATATTCATGCTCGTTTGGATATAACAATTGATAGATTAACAGAAGTTTCAACAAGCATAAAATCTATGCTTGCCGTTCATCAACAAAAAATAGAAACACAAGAAAAAGCAGATACTGCTTTATTTGAACTTATAGATAAGAGAAGGGTTGAGGCTAACTCTTCAATTGAAGATTTACATAGTAGATTATCATCTGTTCAAAGAGAATTACGAGATAAGATGGACCATCTTGAAGAAAATCTTTTAAATGAATTTAGAACAAAAACACAAAAAGTTGATGAAAAAGTTGCTGTGTTAGAAAAGTGGAAATGGGTTTTTCTAGGCGGATGTATTCTTGTAGGATTCCTTCTTACAAAAAATTGGTCTTTTTTGCATTTACTGAAATTTTAATAGAATCCCCGAAGGGACAAGAAAGAGGAATTACTCTCTAACTTGCTTGATAAAAGCAAATTCTCTATAACAATTGCCTTTAGCAGAGATTAAATTAGATATAAGTTGTTTCATTTTTCACTCTCTTTCTAAAAATAACAAGGAAGTTGCTTCTTTGTTGAATTATCAATACAAAATTCTCTAAAATGTTTAATTCTTCCACTACTTGTATCACCTTTAGCATATTCTTTAGCTAAAAGCATAACAATAAAAGTAGTTAGAACAACCAAGAAAATTTTTAATGGTGTAAATATTTCCATATCATTTCCTTTCATAAATTATAATAACAAAGTAACTTGGTACCACTCTTACTTTCATATTATACAAATATTTAGAGTAGAAACCATTATAAGTCCCATTTATTATTTGCATAAGGATTATCATTTGTATGAATAATATAATAGTCTTAAAATGACTTTTATATGTCTTGACTTTACCTCTATTATCATATATAATATTAGAAAGATTATGACCTCATTTATTGATTTAAAATTCATTAACAAAGTATCATCACAATTAGAAAGATTTAAAGAAAAAAAGAAATATCTCTTTAACTTTAGATGTCCTTATTGTGGCGATTCAAAAAAGTCTAAATGGAAAAGTAGAGGATATTTCTATCGTGTAAAGGTAGATATGTTCTACAAATGTTTTAATTGTGGGATAGGAACAAATCTAGCTAATTTTCTTAAAAAAATAGACCATAATATTTACAAAGAATATGTTATGGAGAAGTTTAGAGGAAATACAAAACAATTAAAAGCTGCTCCAAAATTTGCAAAATTTGATTTTAAACCAACTAAATTTATTGATAAAAATATTTTAGATGATTTAAAAAAGATAAGTGATTTAAGTAATAATCATCCAGCAAGACGATATTTAATTAAAAGAAAAATACCTGAATCTTTTTTTGAATTATTATATTTGTGTGATAATTGGCAGAAATGGGTTAACAAAGTTAAACCTGGTGTTTTAAATGTTCAGCACCCTAATAACGAAGTACCTAGATTAATTATTCCATTTTTTGATAATAATAATGATGTATTTGCTTTTCAAGGCAGAGCATTTGGAAAAGAAACTCCAAAATATATGACTATAAAATTAGATGAAAACAAACAGAAGATTTTTGGTCTAGAAAGAATTAATTTACACGAAAAAGTTTATATTGTTGAAGGTCCTTTAGATAGTTTATTTTTATCTAATAGTTTAGCGGCTGCAGGTTCTGATTTAGATTTAAGAATTAGACCAGAGAATCAGGTTTATATTTTTGATAATGAACCTAGAAATAAAGAAATAGTTGCTAGGATGTATAAATGTATAGATAGTAATAACAATATTGTAATATGGCCAAATGATGTAAGAGAAAAAGATATTAATGAAATGGTTATATCAGGGAAGAATATTGCCCAAATACGAGATATTATAAGTAAAAATATATATAATAAATTGTCAGCATTGACTAGATTGAATAATTGGAAAAGATGTTAAGTGGAGGAAAAATGAATCTTGATGTTCCTGTGATAAGAGTTAAAAAAAGAGGTAAAAGGGAAGACGAACCTCTTAATATTGAAAAAATTCACGAAATGGTTAGTTATGCCACAGAAGACTTAAAGGGTGTATCAGCATCCCAAGTTGAAATGTCTAGTGGGTTACAATTTTATGATGGTATGACAACAGAAGAGATTCAACAAATATTAATCAAATCATCAGCAGATTTAATTTCATTAGAACATCCAAATTATCAATATGTAGCAGCTAGATTACTTCTTTTTACATTAAGAAAAAAACTATTTCATAGACTATGGGACCATCCTCATTTTCATGCTCATGTTAAGAGATGTGTTATTAGAGGAGTTTATGATAAAGGTATATTTTCTTGGTATGAAAAAAAAGATTTTGATAGAATGGAGTATTGGTTAAAACACGATAGAGATTATTTGTTTACTTATGCAGGTTTAAGACAAGTTATTGACAAATATTTGGTTCAAGATAGAAGTGCAGGAAAAGTTTTTGAAACACCACAATTTATGTATATGATGATAGCTGCAACTATCTTTGCAAAATATCCTAGACAAACTAGAATGACTTATGTTAAAAAATATTATGATGCTATTTCTACATTTAAAATTAATATACCAACACCTGTTATGGCAGGTGTGAGAACTCCAATGCGACAATATGCAAGTTGTGTTTTAATTGATGTTGATGATACACTACCTAGTATCTTTTCTAGTGATATGGCAATTGGTAGATATACAGCACAAAGAGCAGGTATTGGCATTAATGTAGGTAGAATAAGAGCAATTAATAGTAGAATTAGAAATGGTGAAGTTACACATACAGGTTTAATTCCTTTCTTAAAGAAATTTGAAACTACCGTAAAGTGTTGCACCCAAAATGGTGTTCGTGGTGGATGTGCTACTGTTCATTTTCCTATTTGGCATAAAGAAATAGAAGATTTACTTGTTTTAAAAAACAATAAAGGAACAGAAGATAATAGAGTTAGACATTTAGATTATTCTATTCAAATATCAAAATTATTTTATGAAAGATTTCTTAAAAATCAAGATATAACTTTGTTTAGTCCTAATGATGTTCCTGATTTATATGAAGCATATGGAACAAAAGAATTTGATGATTTATATATTAAATATGAAAATAGTCATGTAAGTAAAAAGAAAATAAGTGCTCAAAAAATATTTTTTGATATGTTAAAAGAAAGAGCAGAAACAGGTAGAATTTATATTATGAATATTGACCACGCTAATGAACATAGTGCTTTTAAATCACAAATTAAGATGTCTAATCTTTGTCAAGAAATAACTTTACCTACTGACCCTATCCAACATATTGATGGACGAGGTGAAATTGCATTGTGTATTTTATCAGCAATTAATATTGGAACTTTAGGTAGAACTAAAGATTTGCAAGGAATATGTGATTTATCAGTAAGAGCATTAGATGAAATTATAGACCATCAAAAGTATCCTGTAAAGGCCGCAGAAATATCTACAACTAGAAGAAGAAGTTTAGGTATTGGTTATATTGGACTTGCTCATTATCTTGCAAGAAAAGGTGTAAAGTATGGTGATAAAAAAGCTTGGGAAGAAGTTGATAAATTAACAGAAGCATTTCAATATTATTTACTTGAAGCTTCAAATAATCTTGCAAAAGAAAAAGGTAAGTGTGAATATTTTGAAAGAACGAAATATTCTGATGGAATATTACCAATAGACACATATAAAAAAGATGTAGATAAAATAGTGAATAGAAAGTTAAAATATAATTGGGAATCTTTAAGAAAGAAAATAAAAGAAGATGGTTTAAGACATAGCACATTGTCAGCACAAATGCCATCTGAAAGTTCCAGTGTTGTATCTAATGAAACAAATGGAGTAGAACCACCTAGAGATTATCTATCAGTAAAGAAATCTAAAAAAGGTCCATTGAAACAAATTGTTCCTGATTATAAAAAATTGAAAAAAGATTATACATTATTATGGGATATGAAAGATAACGATGGTTATATTAAAATAGTTGCAATTATGCAAAAGTATTTTGACCAAGGAATTTCAGGCAATTGGTCTTATAATCCACAGAACTA